ATGAGTAAAATCACACAATCAGCTAAAGGCGAGAACTGCACGGTCAGAATTATTGGCTACTGCAACGGCAATCCGGAAACAACCGTTTTGGCGCATTTAAGTGGTATTAGATATGGACACGGTGTTGCAAAAAAGGTCAACGACCTACACGGTGCTTATTGTTGCTCTGGATGCCATGATGCTATAGATGGAAGAGTAAGAACTAATCACACTAGAGATGAATTAAAGTTATCGCACCTAGAAGGTGTTATTGAAACGCAGTTAAGATTAATTGAGAAAGGTTTAATATGATTGTCTTTCGTAAGAAAGTAGATGCATGGGTAGTAACAGCTAGGGATTCAGATTGTCAGATTATCCACATAGGTGACTACAAGACTCAAGAAGAAGCCAAGTCAGCAGAGCAAGCATACAGAGATAAAAAACTAGCAGACTCGTACGCACAACAAGAAGCAAAGCTAGACAGGATGGCAAAAGAGATGGTTGCTAGATATAACGTCTACCTAGAATTTTGCGTACTACCTAAGACCTTAACAGATATGAAGCAACAATTAGATGATGACAAGAATACTGCATCCAACACGATTAAGAGTTTAATGGCTAGAGGCTTTATGAAAAGCATTGTTGTTACCGACACCGGAACACGTAAGTACTACAGCTTTGTCACTACCAAGCTAATGAGCTACGAGGATGCATTAGAGTATGTGTCACCTAAGAAATACAAAACTAAAGTTAGCGAAAATACACCAACGATAGAAGGTGCTAGGGTAATTAATTTTGATGACAGGAAATTAAGTAGCTTATATATGAATCAACGTGCAATAGATAGGGCTAACATGAAATCACCTAAGAACCACGTAAGCGGATCAACAATGTCGGGGAGTGACTGGTAATGAGCGTACTAGACATCCAACACGGTGGCAATCACTACAAGGGCTTTGCAATACAGCCAGCAGAGTTTTGCTATTACAATAACATTCCGTACCTAGAGGCTACTGCTATCAAGTACCTTTGTCGGCATAGGAATAAGAACGGTCTTGAGGACTTAAAGAAGGCGATGCATTTTATTGAGATGCTGATAGAGTTTGAGTACTCTCAAGAACCCAGCCATGAAGACATTATGAAAAATGTAACTCCATAACTGGGTATATACAATCTATATACTATTTGTTCATTACGTACATAGTAACTTCAAAGCCAAAACGCATTTCAGTAGCTGCTGGTGTAGTCCACATGATTAGATTCCTTTGTTTTATGTACACGTCATTGTGTATATGTACGAATTATGCTCTTTTTTAGACACGTTACCATAGTTAAAACCATTAAAAGTGATATATTGACCACGATTGATTAGTATGGTAAAGTCACGTAACGATTTATAGTAGTGCGAGTCTGCATTACTCTTTTATTCCAGCGACTGTACATCGCTAGAAAGCAATCACAGCCCCTCAGACGTGATAGGGTGGACTCCGAGGTAGTCCAGTTGCGAGAACCTCCTACTTTTTAAGGGAATAACTATGGCAAGAGGTTTGTTAGACACAAAAACTACTATTGGCACAGCCAAAGAGATTGCTGACAACACCAAGAATGCCATTGATAACTATTCTCTTGGAGCTATGAACCCAAGTTTGCCTAATACCGAGTACTGGGCAAAGATGGCTAAGATGTTCCGAATCACACCAGCAGAAGTCAAGCGTCAACGATGCGGTAACTGCGAATACTACGACAATACTCCAGAGATGTTTGAGGCTATGGAAGCCATCCCACTAAACAAGTACGACCTGTATGATGGTCAAGCTCAACGTGGTTGGTGTCATAAGCTAGATTTGATTTGCCATAACTCCCGTCTATGCTCTGTATGGGAACGTAAAGACTTTGAAACCGAGGATTAATTATGCGATTAGATAAAGCAGCCGAAAAGATTGGCAAGGTTATGGGCGAGTATAAAGACAAAGAGCTTCATTCCGGCAAGGGTGGCAAGGTGGTTAAGTCACGTAAGCAAGCAATTGCCATCGCCTTAAGTGAAGCGAACCGTGCTAAAAAATGAACGACCATTGGGCAATAATACTGTTAGCTGTAATCGCTAACCTTACACTCGTTATTAACGCAATACATCATTGGTAACTTATGGCTGGACTACTAGACAACAATATATTTAGCAATATGTCTGCTTGGGAAAAGGCTAAGACATTAGTTTCAGGTCACGGTGGTGCGCTATTGAACTCAATTATGCATCCTCAAGAGGCTTGGGCGCATGATGGTTATCCAGACGAATTAAGTCAATCACTAGTAAGTAAAAATCCAGAAGTTGGTTTCAAACGATATGATAGGACACCATTAGATGTGGCAATTAATTACGGTGGTGGTTATCAGTATGCAACTTCACCTAATGTATCGTATGATGAAGCTGAAAATAGAGCGAAAGCATATCAACTTAGAAGTTATCTATACGATGGAATGCTAGGCAACAAAGACCGCCAAGTAGATGCAGTAAGAGATTACGAAGAAAACCTAGCCGGCATTAAGCAAGCTATAGCAGATAAGAAAGTTAACTCAGTAATGAACGAAGACAAGATCCGCCAGATGTCAGCCAAGTACGGTAAACAGAAAGCAACAGTAAGACCGCAATACTAATTTTAACAACAGGGTGACCAACCTACTAGGAGTCACAACAAAATGACAGAAGAAAAAGCAGCACAATTAGCAGCAGCCAGAGAGAAGGCAGCAGAGGCTAATCAAGGTAACAATCATTCAAGTAAAATCAACAGATTAATGAATGAAACTCTGAAACGTATATTAATTCAGAATGAAGGGCTAAGAGCAAGGACTATTAGCGAGGCTCTAGTGGCTAAAGCAGAGGATGGTGACGTATCTGCTATCAAAGAAGTCTTTGACAGAATAGATGGCAAGGTAGTCCAAGAGAACAAAATAAGCGGTGATGCTGATGCACCATTGTTGATACAAGTGGTAACGGGTATAGATGACAACTACTAACCCAATTGACTTAGGCTACAAGCCTCGGTTACCACAGAAAGAGATACACAAGGCAGTAAGAGAGAATCGTTTTGTTGTAGCTGTAGCGCATCGTAGGATGGGTAAAACTGTTTCTGCGATTGTACAATTGATTCATTCTGCATTACAGAACACACAAAAGAATCCTAGATACTCTTATATTGCCCCGACGTACTCACAAGCCAAGAGGGTCGCATGGGATTACCTAGTAGAATATACTCGCTCACTTGGTGGTACTGCAAACATCGCAGAGCTACGAGTGGACTTCATGGGCAGAAGGATAAGCCTGTACGGAAGTGAGAATGGCGATAGTTTAAGGGGACAATACTTTGATGGTGTAGTCCTAGACGAGGTAGGTGACCAAGACCCAAAAACGTGGAACGAGATAATACGACCAGCCTTGGCAGATAGAAAAGGTTTCTGTTTGTTTATTGGCACGCCAAAGGGGAATAATCATTTCCGTGAATTTAAGGAAAGAGCATTAGTAACAGAAGGTTGGAAGTTCTTAGAGTTTAAGGCTAGTGATACTGGCATACTAGACCCACAAGAGTTGGCTAGTGCTAAGAATGAGATGGGCGAGGATAAGTACAAGCAAGAGTTTGAGTGTAGCTTTGACGCACCGGTAGAAGGTTCTTACTATGGGTCACTACTAAATGCAGCCGATAACGAGAACAGAGTTACTAAGATTCCTAAAGACGAACTGGCAAAGATTGTTTGTAGCTGGGATTTGGGTGTCAGCGACAGTACGTGTATTTGGGTAGCGCAGATAGTTGGCAAAGAGATACAGCTAATAGATTGCACAGAGAACCACGGAGTAGGACTAGATTACTATGTTAGTTGGTTACGTGATAATGGTTATGACAAGGGTCAGCAGATTCTTCCACACGATGTAAGAGTCAGAGAGATGACCACAGGTCGCAGCCGTTTAGAAGTCTTAATGGAAGCAGGACTAGATGTTACTGTAGCACCAAGCCTATCTATAGCAGATGGCATTCAAGCAGTTAGACGTATGCTGCCTAGATGCTGGTTTGATATGGAACACACAAAGAACGGTCTGGTGGCATTACGCAATTACAGGCGAGAGTTTAACGAGAAGCAGAACGTGTTTTACGATAAGCCAGTTCACGACTGGTCATCACACTTTGCAGATAGCTTTCGTTACATGGCAATAGGATTAGTAGAAGTAGATACAACATGGTCTAAACCATTACAACAAAATAAGGCATGGGTCGTATAATGATGAATCAAGAAGAGTTAAAGGCACTTGTTGCTGACGAGATCAATAACGCTATTGGCTACTTAGAGTCTGATACGGTTCAAGCCCGTGCTGATGCAATGAGCTACTACTTCCGTGACAAGTACGGTACTGAGGTAGAAGGTCGCAGCCAAGTAGTTACCGGTGAGGTAGCTGAAGCCGTAGACGGTGCATTGCCTCAACTAATCCGTGTTTTCACGTCATGCGAAGACGCTGTGCGTTTTGAGCCTACTAAAGACGGTGAAGAACCATTGGCTGACCAAGCTAGTGACATGGCAAACTGGGTATTCTATAAAGACAACGATGGCTTCTTAATCCTACACAACTGGTTCAAGGATGCATTGCTACAGAAGGTCGGTGTTGTTAAAGCCTACTGGGAAGAAAAGAAAGACACCATCAAAGAGAAGTATAAAGGCTTAACCGATGACGAGTTAGCCATGATTATGCAGACTGGCGAGTGGGAAATCACCAAGCAGACTACTGACATAGTAATTGGTTCTGATGGTATATCTTACAATACGCATAACATTACGATTGAAAGAATAAACGATGAAAGCCGTATTGCCATTGAGAACGTACCACCTGAAGAGTTCTTAATCAGCAAACGTGCTAAGACCATTGAGGACTCACCATTCACGGCACACCGTAGAATGATTGCCCGTGGTGACTTGATTGCTATGGGTTACGAGAAGTCTATCGTAGACACAATCCCAGCTAATGACCGTTTAGAGTACGCACCAGAGCGTTTAGCTCGCTTTGGTCGTGATGAGTTGCCTGACTATACACAGTCCAGCGACCTATCAATGGAAGAAGTTGAGATATTTGAGTGTTACATCAAGGTAGATACTAACGACAACGGCTTGCTAGAGCTACGTAGGGTTATCCTAGGCGGTGAAACAATACTGTCTAACGAAGAATGCGACTACGTGCCATTCCACTCTGTATGCCCAATTCCTATTCCACACAAATTCTTTGGTCAGTCACTAGCCGACAGGACAATGGACTTGCAACTAACCAAGTCTACTATCCTACGTCAGATGCTAGACAACTTGTACCTAACTAATAACGCACGAGTAACTGCCGTAGAGGGTCAAGTAAACCTAGATGACTTACTAACGTCTACTGCCGGTGGTGTTGTTCGTGTTAAGAATAACGCAGCAGTAACGCAGCTAAACGTTCAGAACACAGCCGGTCAATCATTCCCTATGATGGAGTACCTAGACGGTGTACAGGCTAAACGTACTGGTGTTAGCGACCTACAGCAAGGTCTTGATGCTAACGTGCTTCAGAACACTACAGCAACAGCCGTGGCAGCCATGATGCAACAGTCAGCAGGTAAGCTAGAGCTAATGGCTCGTATCTTTGCTGAAACAGGTGTTAAATCATTATTCCGTGGCATATTGCACCTACTATGCAAATACCAAAACCAAGCTAAGACAATCCGTATGCGTGGCAAATGGGTATCTTATGACCCACGTGAATGGTCTGACCTTTACGATGTATCAATCAATGTAGGCTTGGGTAACGGTAACCGCCAAGAACAGATTGCTATGTTGCAAATGATTATGGCTAAACAGGAAGAAATAATCGGTAAATACGGTGCTAACAATCCATTGGTGACTGTAACGCAATACCGTAGCACTCTTGGTCGCATGATTGAGATGGCTGGCTTTAAAGACACAACTTCATTCATTAATGACATTACACCAGAGGTTGAACAGCAAATAATGCAACAGGCATCACAGCCACCTGCTGATCCAACGTCAGAGGCAGCACAGTTATATGCCAAGGTTGAAGAACAAAAAGCTCAACTTACTGCACAAACTAACCAAGCTAAGTTGCAACTAGACCGTGAGCAAATGCAGGTAGATAACGCTCGTAAAGAACTAGAGATGCAACAAAAACAAATGCAAATGGAAGGTGACTACCGTATCAAGGAAGCCGAGCTTCAATTGAAACAGATGGAGCTTGAGATTAAGACACAAGCAACAGACGGTAAACTACAGACAGAACAGCTTAACGCTATTATGTCAGCCATTACTAGCTTGAATGAAATGGTAAAAAGTGGTATAAAGGCTGAACCACAAGATATGGAAGAAAACTTTGATATTAACACAACCTATGGTGTATAAATGACCAAATCAGAGTGGGCAAACAATATGCTCCAAGACCAAAACTTCTTGGATGTATTTAAAGAGATGGAAGATTTACAAATGCTACGGTGGGCTAACTCACCGCTTTACGATTACGATGAGCGACAAGATGCTTACACAAAGCTAACAGCTATTCGTGAAGTAATGGCTCACATAGTTGGCATGGCAGATGATCGCAAGATTAATGCAAAACGCTGGAAGATTTTATAGTATCTATAAAACGTGGCTAGGCGCACTAGCATTTGGAGATTTAAATGACTACCGACACCAACCCTAACGGGAGTGACACACAGAGTACTGGCACTATCAATGAAGCACAAAACGCATTCTTAGGTTTAATGGATGCATCGGAAGCACCCGAAGAAGGGCAAGCAGAAGAGCAACCAGAACAAGAGAATGAGCAGGTAGAAGCGCAGCAAGAAGAGCAAGACGATGATGGCTCAGAGGAGTCTGTATCAGACCAAGACGAACAACGGTTTCAAGTTAAAGTCGGTGGCGAGGATAAAGAACTAACCTTAACTGAACTAAAGTCACTAGCCCAACAAGGTGCTGACTATACCAAAAAGACGCAACAAGTAGCAGAGCAACGCAAAGCAGTAGAGGCTGAACAACAAGCTATTGAAGAAGCCAAATATATGCGTGATGCTTATGCAGAACGGTTGCAAGCAATGGAGCAGTTACTGAATGCTCAACAACCAATAGAGGATTTAGAGTCTTTAAAAGAGTCCGACCCTATTGGTTACGCTGTACGAGTGGCAGAGATGTCGCAGAACAAAGAGAAGTTATACGCAATACAAGCTGAAAGACAACGCATTGCAGAGATGCAACAAGCCGAGCAACAGCAAGGAATGCAACAATATCTATCTCAGCAGGCTGCCGTATTGTCTGAAACACTACCGGAATACAGCGATCCAGTAAAAGGTGAGGCACTAAGGTCAGATTTGCGTAAGTTTGCAAAGAACTTAGGATTCTCGGATCAAGAGCTATCAGCAGTACGAGATGCTCGGCACGTTATGGCATTGTACAAAGCAATGCAGTACGACAAATTACAACAGTCTAAGCCTCAACTAAACAAGAGGGTTAGTGAACCGCCTAAGACTATTAAGTCTGGTAACAGTAATACATCTGTAAATACTGACCAAGCTAAAAAGACTATGGCTCAATTACAAAAATCAGGCAAGGTGCGTGACGCTGCATCTGTCTTTGAAAACTTTATTTAAGGAATTATCATGGCAACATATCAAACCTATACCAGCATTGGTCAACGTGAAGACTTATCCAATGTTATTTACAATATCTCACCTACAGATACACCATTTTTAACCAGCGCCGGTAAGACAGCTGCCACGGCGGTTTACCACGAATGGCAGACAGACAGCTTAGCTTCTGTTAACACTTCTAACGCTGTGGTTGAGGGTGCAACTGCATCTGATGCAACAATCTCTCCAACTACTCGTGTTGGTAACCGTACACAAATTTCACAAAAAACCATCAAAATTTCTGGTACTTTGGAAACTGTAAACAAAGCTGGTCGTAAATCAGAAAAAGCATACCAATTGGCTAAGGCTTCTTCAGAAATCAAACGTGACATGGAAGCTATCCTATTAAGCAACCAAGTTGCTTCTGCTGGTGACTCTTCTACTGCTCGTGTTTTGGGCGGCTTACAAACATGGTTGAACTCAAACTACTCTGGCGGTACTTCTGGTACTGCTGGTTCTTTAGGTACTACTGCTCGTGTAACTGGTACAGACCGTGCTTTCACCAGCACTATCTTAAACACAGTAATCCAATCTACTTACACTAACGGTGGTTCACCAACAATCTTGATGGTAACTCCTGCACAAAAAGTAGTTGCATCTACATTCGCTGGTATCGCTACTCGCTTTAAAGATGTACCTAGTAATGTACAAGCAGCCATCATTGGCGCAGCCGATGTCTATGTGAGTGACTTTGGAGTTTTAAGTATAATTCCGAACCGTTTTATTCCTAACGCAGACGGCGATGACGTAGCATTCTTATTAGACCCTGAAATGGCTGCTGTAGCTTACTTGCGCCCATTCCAAACTAATGAGCTTGCTAAAGATGGCGATTCTGATAAAACCCAGTTGCTAGTTGAGTACACATTAGAGGTAAAAAACCAAGCAGCACACGGTATTATCGCTGACTTAACCTAGTAGTTAGTTAGATATGTGGGGAGGGGAAACTCTCCCCCATTACGAGGTCTTATGAGTAATACAATATCCAACGGCATTACCAATACATCGTTTATTGATAACGGTGACCAATTAGTTATAGCTAAGAGCCAAGACATAACTGGCATCCTTGAGATGAACAAGCGTGAGTACGCTGCTCAAGACGAACGTAAGAACTGGAGTGAGGATGCATTCGGCAACAAGGTAGCATCTATACCGCTTACAGTTTTCGCAGAATTAGAAAAGCAAGGCATCACTAGAGGCTTTGCAGTAATAGATAAGAAAAGATTTAACGCATGGTTAAACGACCCTGATAACAGGGCATTTCGCACAAGGGCAGGTAGGATATAATGGCATTGACTACATACGCAGAATTACAGACTACTATTGCTAGTTACTTAGCTCGTAGCGACTTAACAGCAATGATTCCTGACTTTATCAGGCTTGGTGAGTTACGTTTGCAACGTGAATTGCGTATTCGTCAAATGTTAAAGGTAGTAACGACTGTTACTGTGGCTGGCGATGCAACGGTAGAGTTACCGACTGATTTCTTGCAAATACGTGATCTACACTTACAAACAAATCCAACTATGGTGCTTGAGTACTTATCTCCTAGTTCATTATTTCGCAATGCTCGTACTTCAGACTCTGGACTACCAAAACAATATACCGTGCTTGCACTAGAGTTTCAGTTTGCACCAGTACCAGATAGCGCCTATACGTTGAGTATGCTCTACTACGCAAAACCAGAACCATTAAGTAACGCAGTAATAACAAACGTATTTTTAAGCGTATGCCCAGACTTATTACTTTATGCTGCACTTGGTGAGGCAGAACCATACATTATGAACGACTCACGTTTACAAACATGGGCTACATTGTATGACCGTGGTTTAAGTGCTTTAACCGTATCAGATGACCAAGGCGAATACTCAGGCTCACCAATCTCAATCTCAATAGCAACACGATAAAGGAAAAAATCATGTCAGAAATGTCCAATTACTTAGAAGACGCTTTAATTAATGTAACGCTACGCAATACAGCTTACACAACACCAACAACAGTTTATTTAGCTTTATACACAACAGACCCTACTGATGCCGACACAGGTACAGAAGTATCTGGTGGCTCTTACGCTCGTCAAGCCATCACTATGGGCGCACCATCTAACGGTGTAAGCGTATCAAGCGCAGACATATCATTTCCACAATGTACAGTTTCATGGGGTACTGTGGCTTTTGTTGGCATACGTGACGCATTAACTGCCGGCAATCTTTTGTATCATTCACCTTTGACAGTATCTAAAGCAATTGATGTAGGCGATATATTTAAGGTAGCATCAGGCAGTCTTTCAGTTACATTAAGCTAGGGGTAAGTTATGAGTACCATTGTAACCAGAGCAGGTAAGGGGTCGGCTCTCACCCACAACGAGGTTGATGCTAACTTTGTAAACTTAAACACGGACAAATTGCAGTCAGGTAATACTGCTGCTGCCTTAACAATTACATCTGCTACTATTAATGGTGGAACTATCACAGGCACAGCACTCAACGGTACTCTAGGTGCTACAACTCCATCTACCGTTGCTGCTACTACCATTAGTGCTAGTGGTGTATCTACATTCTCTGCTGGCTCTGCTGGCGCACCTGCTATTACTACTGCTGGTGATACCAACACAGGTATGTTCTTCCCTGCTGCCGATACCATTGCCTTTGCTGAGGGTGGTGTTGAGGCAATGAGGATTGATTCTAGTGGTCGTTTGGGTATTGGTATTTCTAATCCACAAAATATTTTAGATATTGCATCTACAGGTGCAACTATTAGGATTGCAGATGGT